TACCATGTGAGTTTTGTGAACAGTTAAGCTGTAGAGTTCCATCAGTAGTACCATCTCCTTTAATTTGTAAACCAGCCGCAGATGATGTTGATACAAAATTAGTTTTTGCGTTAGTGACAGTAGAGTCGCTTGGAGTACCAATATCTAAAACATTACCTAATGCTAAAACAAAGTCTATTGAGTCTGATGAAGTAAGAGCAGAACTAAACGATAGAGTAGAACCGCTTACAGTAAAAGAAGAACCAGCTTTTTGAATAACACCATTGAGTGAAACTAATAAGTGATTTGCACTTTCTGGTACAAAAGCTGTTGAATCTAATGTTAAACTGTAGTCTGCTGTTGCACTTGCTGTAAGTGCATCAAGCATATTATAAGCACCAACTTGAGGTTCTTTTCCAATATAACTCATGGTTTACTCCAAACTGTGTGTGTTAAGTTTCCGTTTTCATCTCTAGCTAAAAGTGTATCGTATTCGCTTTCAGTTGTGAAGTCTTGCGGTAAGTCTCGCATTTTTTGTCTATAAGTTGACATTTCACTACTCATTGTGACATCACTTAAAGCATAGAAATCTGTTTCTTTAAGTTTCTCATTTCTTAAAAGTTTAATACTATTTAATTTTTCTTGAACTTTTGTTGCTTCAAAATCAGCTTGTATTTGATTATATTCTGCTTGTTCTTCAGCAGTCATTTCTCTATTTATTCCGTTTATACTTATCTGTACCATATTAACTATCCACTATTCCGTAGGCTCTAAAATAACCTCTTTTTAAATTGTCATTATTGGCAAAAAAAGTAAGCCCATCAACTTGGTTATCTGCCAAATAATAACCAGCACTTGCAGTGCTACCTTGCAAATAACCACTCCAACTTATATTTACAGTATTGTTTAAAAATAATTTATGTTCATCAGTTTTAAACACATCAAAACAATATAACGTACCTACACATGTTATTAAGCTAGCACTATTACTCATAGCATCAGCACCTAAAGTAATTCTATCTGCATTATTACTATTTGTGCCAGACATATTATGACTTCCACTTCCTGTTGTTGTATCAATAAATCCTTGTATTGAATGATAATTAGTCCCACTAACAGTAGAGCCACCTGACCTTACTCTCATTTGAAACTTTGTATTATTTGAGCCACTTTTTACAGTAGCACCATAAACAACAAAATAATTTTGATAAGTAGAAGAAAAAATACTATCTGCTGTTAAGGAACTTATTTCTCCAGTAGATGATGTTCCACCAACATAAACAAGAGAACCACCACCTAAATATTGGTTTTCTACATATTTAAGATTACCACTATCACTTGCGTCTGAAACTAAAAATTTATCAGTATCAGCTAGTGAAGTAATAGCTGTTTGACCTGTGATTGCTGTTATATCTAAATGTTCGTCTGAAATACTATCGTCTGAAATTTTTGCCGCATTAACTGAGTCTGCACCTAATTTGGCATTTGATATAATTCCGTCTGTAATATCACTTGCTGTTAATGGTGCCGATGTAGGAGTCTTGCCAATATAAGCCATTTACACCTCTACGTTATTTCTAATATACTTAATGTTGCGTCTATTTTTGCTGTTACAGAGCAATCAATTTTTAAAATGTCAGTTGTTTGCATTACTACTTTTCCGCCTGTTAAAAGCTCAAGAGAACTCCCAGCAGGAATAGTAACATCTTTGATTAATAAAACTGTTTCATTTGTTTCTGTGTCACTTGTATCTGAAACTAATTGAACGTCTGCTGTTACTGAAGTTGTATGGATATTGCAAAGTGTTAATCCAATAACAACTGTCGTTGTTGCACTTGGAACTGTGTAAAGAGTTAAAGGCGTTCCAGCACTTGCTGGCATAGCACCATTTGTTTTAACCTTAAAAGTATTAGCCATTTAACCCCCTATCCTAAAGCAATCGCTAATGGTAAAGCGTTTGGATCAGTTTCAGAAATAGTACCTGTAACTGACATTGTGCTTGTTAAAGCATTACTTGAAATATTTAATTGTAAAATTTCCACGTTATCAGTACCATCATTCATTTTTAACTTTAATACACCAGAAGTTGCATTATCAACCCATAATGTGCCAGCCGCAACACTACTAGGAGCAGAACTTCCAATATGGGAGGTATTTAAAGCACCTAGTATATTATTAAGTTCTGTTCTAAAGGAACTAAATCCTTGATTTGCTAAACTTACATCTGATACTTGACTCATAACGCTTTTCTAAACTTTTATGAAGAACTTTGCAACCCAAAACCTTTTGCAATATAATCAAAAGTTCTGTCAACAGCAGAACCAGAACTGTTGGCAAAATTAATCGTAAACCCATTAACAGTTTTGCTTGTAATTGTATATATATCTCCAGTTTGCATATTTTGAGCCGCAATACCAAGAGAAGGTACAGCATAAAAAGGATTTGTATATGTAATAGTTCTTGATCCAGAACTTGTTGTCAAATCATTTTCAGAAAATACTCTATCTTCCATTTTTAACTTAATTACAATATTTCTAACATTACTTGATGTTTGGTTATCATCATTAGTCAGTTTAAGTCTAAATTTAGCAAACTTAAATTTAAAAGTTGCTGATTGGGTTATATCAACAAAAGTCGTGCAATTTGCTAATGAAGTAGTTGAGGTAGCTATTTGAACTCTATGAAAAGCGTGTATTTGTTCTGTTCCATCAAAAGGTGCTTTTGCTTCATCAAATAATATAGCTCCTCGTCCAGAATCAAACTTATCATAAGGGTTTTCTGCATCTAAAGTTATAGATGGTTCAATATTACCGTCATAAATCTGTGCTAAAGACAATGAGTTAGTAAAATTGTAAAAACCTTTTGCATCTCTATTAGTATTATTAAAATTAGGATTTGATGTTGTGTCTGTACCTCCTAAATCAAAATCTCCGCTTGGCGTGTCAAAGTTTCCTACCGTATCATCAAAATTTGTTTGTGTATCTAATGTTAGAATAACATCTCCAGAATCATCTATTTTGACAGCTAAAGGTAAAGTTGCGTCCATTTGATCCTGTGCTGTGACAATATCTGGCGTTTCTGTAAATGATGATATTGTTTGAAATGATTGAATACCAGAAATATTTGTTGAAACAATGCTAGCTTCTGCTGACGTATTATTATTCTTATCAACTGCTTTAATTAAATATGATCCTGTTCTTGCTGGCACGATAGCAAAATCGCATTTTCTTCTGGTACATCTAATTAAATTTGTACTATTTAGCCAAGAAGCACCGCTTAATGTGTCTTGGTATCTAATATCGTAAAAACTTATGTCTAAATCACTAGCTTGGCTTGGAGGAGTCCAAGTTAGTTTCATATGGTCTTGACCGTGCATTTCAACAGCAAAATCTTCAACGTCACTAGGAACTTCAACACCACCAACAATCGTTCTTGTTGCAGATACAAATGTTGATTTAACACCTAAGCTGTTAACTGCTCTTACTCTAACTTGATATTCAGCCGCATCTATAACGTTTAAATGTTGATATTCTAATATTTTACCAACAGATATTTCTCTAAAAGAATCGGTAACAGTATTTCCGTCAGCATCTTTAGTTTGTTTGATTTGTACTTCATAATTATCAACAAAATTATCTGGGGATGCACCAACAGTTATAATTAATCTTGTAATAACAATTCCATCTGCATATTCTATCAATTCATCTGTTAATGTGACGCTTGCTGGAGGTTGTATTGAAAAAGGATTTGGCAACGTTGTATCTGGAATAGAATCTACTTCTTGTTGTGTTCCAAATGTATAATAACTATCTTGATGTTCTGATAATGTCAGTTGAACTGTGGAGTTAGCATTTATACTCATTCCTTGTACTCTAAAAGGTTTTGCACTAAAAGCTGGTGTAGCGTGAGTAATATTTACTATATCGCCTATCTGTAAGTCCGTTGCTGTTCCATCTGCATTTAAAGAAACATCCAAACTAGAGCGTGATCTTCTTAAAATAATCTCCGCCATTTCTTGGGCTTGATATGGGCTAGTTAACATTGAGAAATCAAAACGTCCTTCTAATAAAATACCTCCATCAGCACTTAACATTGTAGCGTGTTGATCGGCACTTGCTAAACCTGTTTCATCTACAGGGGGAAATTGAACCTCGTCTGATTGATAATTTTTGTTTGGATTAACAAATGAAACGATAACTCTATTGTATCGTGAATTTTTATTTTTAGATGATACTTGTATTCCGCCTATAATATTATCTTCTGTTAAAGTTATTGATGCAGAACCAGTTGTTTCTACTAAAACTTTATAAGCACCAGCAGTATAATTTAATATACCTCTACAACCTTTTA